TTAGACACGGGCATGGTCACGAACTGACGATCCATCGCGTTTCGCAGGTACTGGGGCATCGAAGTCCTGGAGCGACCGCTGTCGTACGGGATGCGGTCGCTGCTGTACCTCTGCACGTAAGGCTTCACCGACGGGTAGTAGCACGCCTCGAGTCGGTTGGGCGCGCTGCCGTAATCGGTCATGAGCACGTTCGCCATGGGATTGTCGATCGTGGGTTTCTGACACGTCGGCTCGCCCATCGGCGTGGCGGCGTAGGTCTCCTTCACCATCTTGGACTTGTACAGGACGTACACCACACCCAGTATCGTGAGCCCCAGGACGAAGACGCGGGGGTCGCGGCGGATGACGTACAGGAGCGTGGAGGCGTAGACGATAAATCTCGAAGCGGCGTTGATCCTCTCCTCTGGGGTCTGTTTGCTATCCGGCCAAAACTGCAAAAATTGCTTTTCGTCAACGAGCTGGCGTGGGTCGTCGAACCAAACCTTCATTTAGTATATAGCCAGGTTATTTTCCACCGAGGCCGCCGAGCATGCTTCCCATCATCTTCATGAGTGCGTCCTCGTTGAGCTCGCCGCCCTCATCCTGTAACTTCGAAGCGACACTCTGCGCGAGCGACTCGATCTGCGCCATCTGGTCTGGGGGAAGTGCCGTGATGGTGGTGCCGAGCATGTATAGGGTCTGGAGGTACTGCCAGGTGGCCTCGCGCGTGTTCTCGGTCATCTTCGCCCAGTAGGACGCGAGATCGAGATCCTTGAGGAAATCGATATTGCCACACTCCTCGAGGAGGAACTTGTCGTCCTTGGCGGAGATCTGACTGGCGTACGGGGAGACGCCGCTCATGAACCCGTCGACCACCATGCGAGGGTTCGTGCTCTTCAAAACGTCGAACGACGTGAGCATCTTCTTAATGCCCCTCTCTTCTGGAAACGTCTTATGAAGTTCCACAAGAAACTGACTCATCATCTCGTTGAAGGCGGTAACGGAGGCCATTTTATTATTGTACAAGGGTTGTCTTTAAGTTTTATTAAAAGGGTTCGGTCGATAGGGGTTCGCGCTTACCGATTCCGCCGGAGACTATGAAAAACACGAGGATGGCGTTGAGCGTCGCGGGTTTGGTGTATTTGTTCAGCTCGAGCTTACCCTCGTTGTTGAGGTACGCTTTCGCGTGAATGTACCCGGCGGTGATGCCGGCCGCTATGAGGGCCGCGGAGACGGGGTCGCGTAAATAATTGGACAGGTCACCTTCCATATTTAATTATAACCACGATATTTTTTCGGCCTGTCTGGAGCGTCACCGAACAAGACGCCTTCGTCCTGCGCTGGCGCCGCCGGCTGCTGTCGATATTCCTCGGGTCGAGGTTCGTCGAGCGCGGGTGGAGGGGGGGCTTGCACACCGGGCACGGTCTTGAACTCGTTCTCGAGACCGGTGGGCTGGGGTTCGGGTCCGGGTGGCGGGCACGGCTCCTCCTCCTGAGCAGCATCCTCGGCGACCCCTTCCTCCTCACCCTCGGCGGTGGGTTCGGTGGCGGTCTCCTCGGTCTCCTCGGGTAATTCACCTTCGTCCATGTCCATGACGTCGGGATCTTCGCTGTCCTGGACGTCGCCGTCGAGAGAGATATCACGCGTCTCCTGAGACATGTACGTCTGCAAGATCTGCTGCACGGGGATGAGCTCCTTGACGGTGGTCTCGATGACGACGCTGAAACGAGCGGTGAGGGTATCGTCGCGAACGTACTCGGACTGCTCCTCATGGAAGATGTAGGGATCCTTGTACAGGTCACGCGCGGCGTTGTTGTAGCAGGTCTGGATGAACACCTCTTCGGTTGGCAACTTGAGCGAGATCTTCTTGTTGTCCGCCCTGAGGCGAACCGCCGAGAGGATTTTGGTGCACGCCACGAAGACCGCCGCGAGGAGATCGCCGAACCAAGAACAGCGGTCGGTGATGTTATCGGCGTGTCGCTTGCTCATGGCGTTGGACCAGTTCGGGACCTCCTTCAGGAGCTTCTGGAACATGATGAGAACCTGCTTACCCTTGGAGTTCTTGATGGATTCGTTGTAGAGTTCCTGGAACGTCTCGATCATGGCGGGGGACATCACGAGGCAGAGCTGGCACATGTACTCGCGCTTCGCATCGGTGAGGATACTGAGGTTGTCAGTCATTTTATACTCTTGATGCATATTATTAAACCTTTAAACTCACGCGTCTCCCCTGTACTTATTCGCCATCTTCTTCAGATTCATCAGCGTCGGAAATTCTACTTCGTCGTCCTCTTTTTCACGACGTTCCCTCTTCTTCCTCGGGGCGTACCACGTGACGTAAAGTTCGATCGGGGTGATCATCTGAACGCTGAACCCACCGCGCGCGAACTGTCGCGCGATGTACTTCGCAGCCTGACCACGGTCGAACGTCGGGTACCCCACGACGAAACTGGGCACCGTCAGGAATATCTGTTTGCAGCCCAACTCCACGCCCTGCTTGATCTTGGAGACGAACTGTTCGTAAATCTTGGTGTAAATCTCCTTTCGGATTTGTTTCCTGCGCGCGTCGATCTTCGTGACGTCTGAGATGCTGAGCATACCTATCATTACCGCAATTTATTTTTAGCCGTTTCCAACCCACGTTCGATCGTCTTGAGACCCCTGATCAGCGCCGGGTCGTTCTCGAGGCCCCGCAAGAAATTGTTCGTGTCACTCCTCGCGGTGTTCACGCCCGACTCGACCTCGTCGCTCAGCTCCTGTAAATCTGACCTTGCTTTCGCTTCGGGGGGCACGGGGGGCGGTTCGGGAATGTACACCCTGTCGAACTGCGCGTTCGGATCCCTGAACTTAGACATGGACGCGTCGAAATCACCCCTGTTCGGGACGTGGTTCTCCTTGACGATCTTGTAGTCGAGGAACTCCTTTCCCATGGATTTCTCGGTGGGCTGATCCGAGGGTTGGAACCCGATGGGTTGCGACCGGATCGCCATGAGTCGGATGGGCTTTTGGTCCTGCACGATGAACCACACCACGACGGAGAAGCCGAAAGAAAATCCGTTCTTCTTGACCGTCATGAACCTACACTCGTAGACCTTCGCCGGTTCCTTCTCGTGCTGGAACTTTTTCATCGAAGTCGTCTCGATGATGTAGTTCGATATGCCCGTGCGCTTGTGAATCTCCTTGTTCGTCAGTAAGACGACGCTCTCCATCAGGTCGGCGGTCGCGTCGTTCTTGACCTCTTGGAACCCGTTCATGTTAGGGAACGGGTCCATCAACTGGGTCTCGCGTGGGGTCGTGTAGCCCGCGAACCCGTAGCTCTCGTTCTCGTTGGTCAGCACGTAGACGACGACCAACAGGAGAAACGCGACGAGATAGTTCATATTACTAGTATGCGTTAATTTTTTTTCGAATATTACCTGACGACATAGTAGATGTCACTCTTGATTTACTCCCCGAGGTGCAAATTTTCCATGGATATCATCGAATACGTCAAACAACATCAGCAGCTCAAGCAGCTGGTGCACTACCACAACATCAACACGCAGGGCATCCCGTCCAGCTACAAGAATAAGATCACCCGCGTTCCCACCATGCTGACGCAGAACGGCAAGATCCTCGTCGGGAGTGAGATCAAAAACTGGTTGGAATCCCTCCTTCCGGCGAAGGAGGTCACGCACAGCTGCATCGGGGGCATGTCGTGCGGCATGTCATCGCTCGACGGCAAGGGCGACAACGCGAACATGTTTGCCTTGGACGATTACGGCAAGGCGCTCCAGCCGCCCATGACGAAGGAGTTGGAGGCAAAAATCAGCAAGGACGTGAGCCAGGGCGACGCCTACACGGAGTTAAAGATGTGAGGCGCGCGTCAGACAGATGAAGCTCGCGACGATCCAAGCGGCCGCCTTTAAGTCGACATTCGAGGTTCTCAAGGATATCCTCAACGATGTCAACATATACTTTCGAAAGGAGGGTATGTACATCGTGACCCTCGACACCGCGCGCACGAGTCTCGTGGACATATACCTATCGGCCGATAACTTCGAGGAGTACGAGTGTGACCGAGAGGAGATCATCGCGGGAATCAACATCTCGAACACCTTCAAACTTCTGAAAACAATCACGAATAACGACGTCCTCCAGATAGAGATCAAATGTAAGGAGTACATGAACATCGAGATCTCGAGTGACACCAAGAAGACCAACACGAAGTTCCAGCTCAAGCTCCTCGACATCAACGAGAGCCGCATCGAGGTCCCCGAGATAGACATGACGACGATCACGACCCTTCCCTCCGTGGACTTTCAACGTCTGTGCAGGGACATGTCGAACATCGGAAATTACATCGAGATCATCCGATCTGGAAAGGAGATCAAGTTCAAGTGCGAGGGAGATTTCGCTAACCAAGAAACGTCCATCGAGTGCGTGGAAGATTCGCCCACCATCTCGGGTATGTACAGTTTGAAGTATCTCAACATCTTCACCAAGGCGACGAGCATGTGCGCGAGCGTGCAAATCATTCAGGAAACTGGG